AAAACGATCATTAAAAAAGAAACGGCAACAACAACGACAGCGACAGCGACATCATTTTTCTAAAAAATATGTTCAACGCGGCGGAGGGTTCATGGACACCATTGCAGAACTAATTGCAACGGAAGGGCGAACTCATACTTACATGGCCGTTCATCCAACTCAACCATTGGTAGTAGTTGGGGATAATGCAGGAACTGTAACATTATTTGAAATAAATCAACCGCAACCAAAAAAGTTGGCACAATTAACCGGTTTACCAAGTGCCGTGAAGTGTCTAGAATTTCATAAAACCATTCCTGTTGTAGCAGGAGCATGTTCTGACAGAGTATTAATGTGGAGATTTGATCAAATAAGCAGACAAGAACAACAGCAAGAAGGCGCCGTTCAACAACTTGAACCGTCACATACTGTTGGTGTTTTTGAGTTGAGAAGTCAAGAAGAAGTTGAACAAGAATTGAGTACAACGGAAGAAAATCTTGCAGAAAATAAACAAAAACAACGTGCAATATTTGATGAACAAGTGACTATAGGAAACAATTTAAGAGATATTGAAAGGAAAAGGAGGGATATTTATGAGGATAAAGGAATGAATGGATATCCTGGATTTAGACGTGGGGTAGATCACTTGGAAAGATGGTTAAAACATGTTAAAAGTTACGGAACATCGAAGGATGTATCGGATACATTGGAAAAGCTTGAACCACTAAGACAAGAGTTAAAAGAACTACAAGCCCAAGAAGAGTCGATGACTACAAGAATCAAAGAGTTAAAAACACTTGCTGAGAATATTAGTATATATGATGAAGAAAAAAAGATACGTCATTTAAAAAGTGAACTCGAAATGATTCGAATTGAGGCGCGCGACGAAGTTTCATGCATTACTTTTTATCCGCACAATCAAATGTTTAATTCTGACAATTATTCATATATTGCAGTCGGTGTAAATAATCGCAATAATATTGATGATAATCGAATTATTATATATCGTTTTAATATTGAACCCTCTTCTTCAGTTACAGATTTATACACTATACCTCCAATTTTATTCGGTGAACCTCCCAATGAACGTCCTGATAATGTGTTAATGGCGTCCTTTAGCGATGATGGAAAGTTATTTGCCTTTGTAACAAAGTCGTCGGATGGCAGAACAGTTTTAAAAGTACGTAACTTCAAAGGTAGTGAATCTCGTTATTATCAGAGCGAATGTAAATCTTATAGAATAGATACTGAAAAAAAACGTGCTATAACATCTATTAGACCTTATAGTTCATCGAGTGGATCATTTAATTATTATGGGACGGAATACAAACATAATTTTTTGATTGGGTGTGATGACGGTTCTTTGACGATGGTGCAAGCAATCACACAAAATCCTAAGGATTTTAGTCGTGCAATAATAACAAAAGTAACAGAATTAAAAAGCATACAAGAATGGAATTCTAGAAATAGAGAAGCGATAGAATGCGTTGCTGTTCATCCAATTTTACCTTTATTTGCAAGTGGTTCAAGCAATGCCGTTAAATTATGGGGGGGAATGGAATATCGCGAAGCGCTTGAATCTTTAGCTTTGCAACCCGGACTTGTTCCTGTTATATCGGTGGGATTTAATCAGAAATTTTTTGCAGTGTGTGGTCCTGGTAGTATACATGTTTATAGCTGTAATGCTGACGATTATCGCGGTTTCAAGGAAGAATTACAGAAAGAATTACAAAGTAGGGAAAAAATTTCTGAATTTGGAAGTGAGTTAGCGTTGGCAAATCGACAAGGAGATGTTTGTCCTATATGTAATGAACCAATGAATGACCCATTAACACAACCGGCATTAAGACATGGACCTGAAGACACAGTAGAAGAATACTTAACATGCGGTCATAAATTTCATAAAAAATGTATTGAACCATGGTTAGCCCAAGCTATAACATGTCCTTCTTGCAGAGCACCGGGTGGTTTGGTTGAAGCAACGCCACAACGCATTAGTCAAGGTAGACAAGAATTTTATGATCAGAAAAAATTAGACCAATCAAAAAAAATAACAGAATCTATCGCTGACGACGTAAAAAGTCGTGCTGAACGTTATATGCCTCGTGTTTTATTTGACCAATCTGCTGCCGCTCCTGAATCATCTGTTGCTCATCAAGCTGCTGCTCCTGTAGCCGCTTCCGCCGTATTAACACCAGCACAGCTTCGAGATGCACGTCTTGCATACTTTTCAAAAAAAAGTGGTGGTGGAAGTAAAAATAAATATTCACGAAAAAAATATAGTTCAAAGAAATCGAAAATTCGTCATCATTATTCAAGAAAAAAATAAAAATGTGAATTAAAATATTAAATTGTAATGAAAGTGATTCATTATAATTTAATTATAGTTTAATGTATAATGTATAATTTCATATATTTTTTTATTTTGATATAATAACAATCAGGTTTAGCGATATTCATATACTTGTATAGAAATCTATTAATAAAAAATATATATTAATAAAAAATAAAGAATAAACATGAATCGACAGTTTATCAAACAAAATATAACTTCACTTTCTATACTGCTGTTTATTATACTATTTGGAATTATGGCATACGTGAAACCAAGTTTTATATTTCACAAAGACGGAACCGTTCGCCAATTTGGAATCGGCTACAAAAATAAAACTGTGATACCAATATGGCTCATCGTCATTGTCATGGCATACTTGTCATACTTATTTCTCCTTTATTTGCAAGTGTTTTAAATTACTTACTCAAAGCTGACAACCACTTCAACCTTTTCCGTTTTAATACTTTTAATTGCCGAAACCGACAACTCTTCGCGCTTCTTTCGAGTTTTATTTTTTTCACTTTTGATTTCATTTTTCACTTCATTCGCAATGCTATTACTGTCATCGTCGCATGATGACGATGTTGACGAAACAGAAGATAGCGATGAGGACGTAGAAGAATTGGATGAACGTTTCGACGTGCTATTTCTCGCATTCATGTCATTTTCAATGGTTTCATAATGCTGCTCAATGTATTGAACAATGTCATTTTCAATCGCCCATTTAAAAAAATTTAGCTGTCCAATCGTCGTCTGAATGAATGTGCCGTTTTTATACGGAATTGTAATTCTATCCCATCTACAAAACGGGTCGAATCGTTTTTTCGAATAAGCTTTTAGTTTCAGTTTATAATCGACATACACCTTAAACCGTCTGGACCCTTTTGAATATTCGTTATTGATCGCATATACTGTGAAATATTTCTTCGCATAATTGGTTGCAAACCAGTCAATAATTCGAAGCGATATTTTCGAATGGCCGTTAATAATCTGCAACATGATGTCCAAATTGTCATTTTGTTCATAGAATTTTAATAAATTCGTCAATAATAGCGCATTTTGGGTCGTATAACCGGAACCACCGACAACATCATTCATGTTTGCATTCATTTAAATTATATTTTTATAAAATATTTTTATAAAATATTATTATTAATGATATATTTACATGTTTATGGTTTATATCATTTTTTTAAAGAAATATTTAACAATAATAAAAATGCACAATAATAAAATAATAAAATAAATAATTACATTACTCCATTTTTCGAAATGTCAGCCCAATCTGTTTTCCATATTTAAAACGTTCGCTGTCCATGGTTCCCCGTTTCAAATTACATTCCAAACAGCTAACAACAACATTATCGGCATTGTGTCCGACATCATTATCAATACGATCCAGCGTCCATTGCTGTTTTGAATACATGTTTTTATATAAAACCTCGCAGCTGTGCTTACAGTAAAAACATTTCAACTTGGAACATAACAGTTTATCGATTACATTTTCGAGAGATACAAATAAATCTTTTTGAAATATATTTTTTTCGACGTCTTGTCGTTTATACCCTGAAATTTTAGCTGACAGCTCTTTTACAATAAGAAATCGATGCTCCACACTAGCATCTTCCACATTCAAATACAGTTTTGATATTTCGCAAAACTGATAAGCGTGTGTGAAACAATGCTCCGGCAAATCCCACTTTTCACACGATGCTCGTTTTAATTCTCCTGATTTTGTGGTAACATTTTTTAAAGCCCCCCTTGGTTCTGTTTCTTCTCCTTGTATGTCATGTGTATCGTTATCGATACACTTTTTTTTGAACATCATGCCTAATTTTTTTCCGTGGATTCCACATACGTTGATATTTTTAATCATTTTTTATTTTATTTTAGAAAATTTAGAAAAATCTAGAAATGTTGAATGTTATTTATATTATTATTTATGAATTTTATTGAATTTTAACAATATTATATAAATTATAATAATATTTTATAAATTATTATATATACTATACATATAAATAGTTTATATAATAATGAATAATATGCTTGATACGCTTTTCGGTCCACTGACTCGTGAATACTGTTTGTATTATTATGGATTTTCCATATTTTTTTATGTATTATTTGTTTTTGTAACTGTATTTTCTCTCTACAGTTTGTTTTCAAGAAAATTTAGCTTTGGGCTGCTCCTCAGTTTGTTCATGAGCTGTTTTACATACTTTTTAGCATACTTTGTTTCCCGTTTGTCATATTCCATGTGCGTCGGTAGTTTGGCTCCGTCATCTAGTTCATCTCCCATGCACATGTTTTAAGATTTTATGAAAAAATATATTTATAAATGCCGCCTACAATCCATGCAGCATTGATAACAATGGACTGATATTGCTTTGATGTAACACACACGATAAATAATCCAGACGCACCCAATGTGTTTAATACGAAATCAATTGTCTTATTAAAAGGGATAACGTATGGTATCAAAACCAAAACACTTCCAACCCAACCAACTCCTTCTGATATACACATTTTATACGTATATGTTACATTATTGTTACTAGTGTCACTAGTAAGATTTTCAATGGTGATACTATTTTCATTTGAAATTATTTCCATTCTTCTATTATTTTTACTTTTTAAAACTATATATATAAATCATGAATAAATTATTATTTACGAAATAGATTTAAACTCTATTTCGTAAATATATATAAGTTACCGAAAAGATTTATATCGTACACACAATTAAAAATAAAATGGCTTCAGAATCTATTTCAATGAACGAATGCAATAATGAAAAAATAAATAATGAAGTCGACGTTGCTAATAATGCTAAAAATAATACCGTGAAAGAAGAATGCGTAGAACTTAGAAACATGAAATACAAATCCATGTTGCTAAAAAAATCAAATACGAAACAACTAACGAAATGCAATTCAAACGTTGATATTGATTCTTTTCTTGAAAAAGAACGAACGCAGAACAAAGAAGACCAATGGGCAAAGTTGGACAAGTCGATGAAAATTTCAAAAATAACAACATTTGTTGAAAGTTATTCAAGCGAAAATAATTTGAACGAGAAGGATAAAACATTTCTTCATGATTTTTTACTTTATTGTCTGGATCAAAAAAAGTTTACAAAAACAAAAGATGTTGTTTATGATAAAGTTAGTGGAACCATTACATCTATTCCTTGTTTGTTGTACACACCAACACTTGTTAAAAAGTTTACATTAAAACGATGTGAAAAAAGACCATCCACGCTCAGCTCGCTCGCCCCAAAAAGTAAAGCAAGTAGAAAAACGGTTCCAGCACCAACAACAAAATCAACTACAGCCGTCAATGAAAATGCATGATCTATGTATGAATCCATAATAACCAACTATTTTTCGTGGTCACATAATTTATTTATTTTGTCCGCTAATTCAACCAATGTATTTTTTATATACTTGATATCTTCCGACATTTTATCAATATCTTGTGACATTTTAAAAATGGTGTGTGTGTTATTATTTTCATCCACATTATTGTTATGATTATTATTAACTGATGAAACGTATTCATTTTCATTTTCGTATTTTTCATTTTTTCTTGTTTTGATTTTTTTTAATTTATTGAAAATAAAACTTATATCGCTATTTTCATCCACATTTTCACCAATATTTTCATTACTATTTTCACCCATTCCATAATCATTTTGATCATTTTCACGATTTTCAATAATATGCAATTCACTTCCAAAACTAACGCGTTTTTCATTTTCATTGTCCTTAGCATTTTTCTCTCTATCTCTCTCTATCTCTTTCTCTCTAACAACCGTTTTATACGTGATGAATTCTTGATTTTCTGCCGAACCTTTAGAATCTGGATTAGGTGCAGTAAACGCAGTATTCTTTATTTGTTCTAATTCTCTCTCTCTTGATGCCAGCGCCTCTGCAAGCAAACGCTCCATATCGTTTCCAATCGGTTTGTCGTAAACATCATCTGTGAAATTAATTTCTTCCGGTTTTTTCAACTTTAATATAGAAGACATTTCTTCTTGTTTTTTTTTAAACTCGTTTTGAAATGTGTTCTGACGCTCTTTATGCAAATCTTCCGCTCTGTATATCGTTTCCAGTTGCGGAACTTGTTGTTGTTTTTTTTGGTATATTTGTTGTTGTTGAGGAATGTGTTGATTTTTATACGGCTGTTGTTGCTGTTGTTGTCGTTGTTTGACGGCTTCTATTTTATTACATATAACGACAACTGCTTCTTTATTTATTACATTCAAGTTTACAGGTTGATTCGATTTTCGATAATGTTCGCTCATGTCACGAATAGTCGAGTCAAACATTTCTTGAATGGTGTGTTGCTGAGAGTCCGGTATTCCAACAAATTTTCCACTTCCGTGCAAAACGCTCCATAACAGTGCTTTATTTTCATTCGTTGAAAATGATGACAATGACAATGACACCGTTGCCGAATTCATTGATTTTATATATTATATTAAATTTTAAATATAAATAATAGATGAATATAAAATCAAATCTTTATTATTTTTTTTATCAATTAAATTAAAAATAAAGTAAGAAAAATAAATTGATTTTATATTTTATATAATATTTCGTCGCATACTATCGATCGATCGATCAGTTATAAACATGAGACCACTTGTCGTTGTCAGTCCTCTTGATTTGCAGGTTGGAGAACAATACTTGATTGAATACGTCGGCGCTCACGAGCACTCTCACCCGAGATGTAAAGCCACGTTTATTGGAAACATCTTGCCGAAATGTGAGTATCAGTGCATACTATCCAAGTTTAATAATATCCAGGATAATATGGTCCCCACTATTAGCCCCGACTTTGAATACAAATTGCAAGATTGTTTTTATAAATATTACAAAGCCGATGCTTTAACGCGCGCATACACAAGACACGTGTTGTGCATGATAACCGGAGATCCAGATTTTGATTTTTGATTCGGTCATTGCTTGCAAAACGGGGGCTATACTAAAATAAAAAAATAGTTTACAATAATGTTACCATTCTCAAAACAAAATATTGAATAAAGTGCTCGGTTTTACATTCTTGAATATGGGTTATATACTCAACAAAATCTAAAAATTTAGAATTGATGCAGACGGGATCATTCTGTATAACATAATTCAAAAAGTTTTTTACGATATTTTTACGTTCGATATTATAGTTTAAACTTATTTCATTTAATTCATAAATAATAGCGGAAGATTTCGATTTTGTTTTAAACATTGTTACTACATTTTTCCACACATCATTCGTTATAACGTTGCATTCGTGAAGCACGTGTTGGTTCGACTGCATATAGTTTATCATACTTCGAATGTCAGAATTAAAATGGCGCTGTATCGATGTTAAAATTTGTAAATTTGCATTTAAATTTTCAGACGTGTTGATTTTTTGTAAAAATGATATGATATTTGATTCTGGTAACATGTTGAAACGCATTCTTACAAACTCGGTTTGTAATGCCTCGTCAATTCTACTTATATAATTGCATATTAAACAAAAACGAACATTGATTGTATTGTTGAAATTGTTCAATAAATATCGTAGCGCTATTTGCGCATTTTTTGTCATGTAATCAACTTCGTCCAATATAACAAATTTCATACCATCCCCAAACATCGATTTTGACGCGACAAACCCGCTTATTTGATTTCGTATAATATCAATACCTCGTTCATCAGATGCGTTCAAGTGTATCATTAATCCCTTATTTTTTTGATCATATTTTTCTTGGTACGCATTTATCATATTGATAATAGTTGTCGTTTTTCCGGTTCCCGGCGGTCCGTAAAACAATAAATTCGGAAAATAATTATTTTCAATTATAGATTCAATTATCTTTTTATTTATATCATCCAATACAATATCATCGAAATGTGACGGTCGATATTTTTCAACCCAGGGCGTTGAATTATTTATTTTATTATCATTATTACTCGTTCTATCAATGCAACTATTATTATTTATTTTATTTTGAAATTCATTATCACTTATTATGAAGTTTGAATTCATATTTTATTAACAAGTGCATTAATAATAATTATACTTTTAACTCATTTTAGTTTCAATTATTTTTTTATAAATACTCAAATATAATATTTTTTCATTATATTTTATATTTTCATATAATATAAAATATAAAATGGAAATAAATAATAACACAAAATTCAATTACACACATACCTTTTTGGCAAATAAGTTAAATGAAACCTCTGGAATATTGAAGTCAAGTGATTTAAAAGAATTACAATATAATTTAAAATGTCGGATATCATTTGGTCCATCAAATTCTAAATACAAATATAAATCCGATAACTCAAATTTTAGCATTATCAATATATCTCTTTCTGATTTTGAAGATAAAGCTTTGGGTGACTCTAAAATTTTATACGATGAACAGTTAGAATATGGGTTTAACATTGACATTCAAAATAATAATTTAAATACATTTAATAAAATTATTTCAGGAAAATCCTCTCCAAATTTAAAACAAGTGTGTATATTTCTACGCGATGTTCGTTTAAAAGAAATTATTAAGAATATTAATAAAATGCAACCAACTGGTAAAATTATTGTCGCCGAAGACCTTATCGATAACATAAATGTAAAATTAATGTTTGTTTTTTTTGTAAATAATAATAACAAAAAACGTGTATTATTTATTCGTCAAGAATTTAAAAACTCTCCTGGTCATACTGGTCATACTGGTCATACTGGTCATACTGGTCATACTGGTCATACTGGTCCTGCTGGTCATACTGGTC